AAGATGCCACTGTCATCCGTTTGATAATCACCAGCTCTACTAGGATCTTCTTCTTCAGTAAAACCTTCGTCAAAGTTGTTGCCTGAATCAAAACTATCTATTTGAGATCCTATCTCAGCATCAGAAAATGCACCTCCTGACATGGCAGCACCACCAAAAAAGAAGTTCTGTACAGGTTGTGCTGGTGGCATCATCGGCATAGCCGTCATCTGTGACATCTGTGGTTGAAAAATGTTCACATTGCTTGTCATAGGGGAGACAGGCATAGGTGAGGATAGCCCAATACCTGTCTGTATCGGAGTCGTAGCTCCATTTTTTGGCAAAGTTCCTAAAAATTTATTAAAAGTGCCTCTGCTTTCAGCCGATGTCTCCAATTTCACCTGTGGTGGTTGACCTGGTGATGGTGGGGTCGGCATAAATCCTCCAAGAGGTCCGTTTGCCATGTATCTCTCCACAAAAAACTAGTTTCTGTAGAGATATTATATCAATTATTTATTTTTGACAACAGGAAGCCCATCTCTTTCTCACTTTGAGCTATAATCTTAGCTGGTACAGGCTCTAAACTTGTCGTAACGGATGTTAAAACGTCTTTCATGGACTTTCTTAGCCTAGAAATTCTGTCCATGTCGTATTTTGTCAATGGTTCTTGATGTTTTTTTACATTTTCATGCACTTTTTCTGCTTCACCACCTCCATTTTGCAAATATTGTAGTGCCATATGCACAGATACTGGCATTCTTTGTGTGCCATACTCGTAGTGACACCACGTTCTTAAACTTAATCCTAATTTCTTGGATAATTTTGCCTGACTCAGGTTCAAAGCTTTACGAAAATCGTAAACTTCCTTCTTTGTCAGGTCTGCATACCCATAATCAGTTCTCTTCATTGGCTTTCCTTTCGTTCATATTAACCAAAACTTTGTTTTTTATCATGTCTGCAATCAATTCGTCTTTGTTACTGTAACGATATGCTAAACCATTCCAGTCACAACAGGCATTGGCTATGCGTTTTAGCATTGCAGGAGTCTCCATGCCCTTGCAAACCAATACAGATGCTATCTCTTGCAGTAAATGGTCGGTATCTTTGACCCTAAACTCACTTATCTCGGAGAGTCGTAATCTATATGTTGTCATTTTTACCTCTTTTCATACTAAATATAGTATTGATTGCACAAAAGTGCAAGATTTTTTTGTGAAAAATTTTTTTGGGGTCGTATTTCAAACACATGGGGGTCGTTTGAGGTGAACTTGGTGTACAGATTTTTTTGCAAAATTATATAAATTTTGGTGGTGACTATGGCATACCCAGCCCGATTTATATAATAAAAACAATAACTTAGGCAAAAAAAATAACCTGCTAAATTAGCAGGCTATTTTTAATTTTTGATTTAAAGAATTAAGCTAGTTGCCTAATTCTTTCATTAAGATCTGCAATAGTTTGATCATCTAAACCTGCTGTTAAATCTGTTATTTGATTGTCATTAAAGTCAAGATCATCTGTCACTGTTTCAATATTCTTAGATATTAAAACCTCGTATCCATTATCACCATGATCTAATGATCTTCCATAATCAACATTAAACTCTTGTTGATTATGTGTGACTATAAAAGGTTTATAATGATCAATTGATCTAATTTCTGAGATTGTACGTCTAACAGATTGTGGATTGTTAATCCCAACATGAGACATAATATCTCTAGTTGATCTGACATTACCTCTACAATAATCCCATACCTGAGATTTAAGAGTATTTGCAGATCTTCCTATATAGGATGGGCTATAAAGCTCTTGCATAGTTGTGCGAGCTTTAAAACGTGATACAAGGCTATTTAAGATTAAATTAGTATTATACTTAACCCATGTTTTAATCTTTTTATATTCTAATGTTGCACCATGAGACCTATTCTCAATTGTTCTAGTAGAATGATATTTATTAATATTCAATGCTGAATATTTATAACTTGTACCACTTGGATTTAATGCACGTCTAAGATCTTCAACAGTACAATTAGCACGTTTTACAGTCTCAGCAGATGCAGGATAACGACAGAAATAACCATCACGTCTAGACCTAGCAATAAGACTGCCGTAATAATCAATATGTTTAGCCATCCTATATCCAATGTCTCTAATAACCTCTAATGGTATTTGGTGATTATTGCTGACATCGAACAATTGAGACCTAATAGCAGGATCTTCAAGATAATGATTATAATTTCTAGAATTGTATTGAGCTTTCATCTCAATACTTTTTCTAGTGAATTGCTCATTAGTTAAACTTGGCAATATTGGCATAGTTGAAAAATGTACATGAACAGAACAATCTTTATTGCAATATCCACTGTTAGCAGATGCAAAGTCCATGCAATCTTTTAAATAATCCCATGCAACATTGCAATCTGCTAATGCAGGTAAATCTTCCTCGCAATCAGCTCTAGAACCATCAGGTTTAAACTTTAAACCTGCAATGGTATTAATTCTATTCAATTCGTAATGTGCATTTGAACCATGAGACCTGCTCATAAATTCTACTTCAGGACCAAATGCAATTCTAGAATTGTCACCAATGTTAGAAAATAATTTTTGTATTTGATTAAGCATGATTTTTAAACCTTTCCATATTTGTTGAAATCATAATTTTATTATATATAGTATTGATTACATTGCAAGCATTTTAAGTCATTGATTTTATTGACTTTTTTAAATTAATTTTTTTTGAAAAAAAATAAAAATTTTTTAACCTATTACCTATATATATGTGAAGAGTTTGATGGTCGATTGTCCAGAGGGCGAACCAGCCCGATGCCCGATGAACACGAACAATTGTTCGCCCCGACACCAGAAAAAAACCCAGCTCCGAGAAGCTGGGCTTTTGCCTAGGAGACAACTATCTCCACTGAGAACCACCGATCCGTTTGTTCGTCAACGGGCTACCGATCTCTTCCATTCTGAAACTCTCTATGATTGCAGAGTTGATTGAATCATCGATCCGATCCCAGTAACCAGCATCAAAGAAACCTTTAAGTCCAGTTCTGATACCATCAACGTACATTGGATTTGGTGTGTGGAATCCAGTATAGTTCATCTTGTAGATGAAACCTTGATACTCAGCTCGTCCTCTTGTCTCTCTAAAAGTAACGAACTCTTTTCTGTATAAACTTGGAAACCCCTCGAATCTATCAAGAGCTTTCTCACAAGCAGGTGTAATCTCCCAAGCAACTGCTGGTGCATTCTTATACCTCTTGCCATCGTGTGGTGTTACGTCTGCTACATTGTTGAACTTAAACCTTTGCCCTTCAATGAAGCCAACCCCAATCTGCTTAGCGTTGGGACACCTTCGTTTCATTGCTTCTTTATTTGTATTAGCTCCGTAAGCTATATAAATCCTTTTCATTTGTATCTCCTTTGGCTGAAATTGATTTAATATATATATAGTATTGATTGCTACATTAGTCAAGAAGTTTTTTTATTTTTTTTACAGCAACTGAATCGGGCTTCAGGAGTACGAACAATTGTTCGGAAACAGCTACGAAAAAAGGCTGGGAGAACCCAGCCTGTTTTTGCTACTTTATGACGTGCATGGTAGAGAACTTAATATCCCACTCTCTATCCTTATCCACTCCAAGATGTTTGTTCATGGTATCGACCACTGCTCTGACATGATCTTCGTCACCAACATACTTGTCGATCTCATGTGGATCATTGGGATTGGCTTTACCCAACGGATAGTAACCTGACTCGTTCTCTACGATCTTAGCTACTCTGAACTTGTTGCCCTCTTCAGGGACATCTGTAAAACAATAAAGTGCCATGTTTTTTTCCTCCTCTCGAAAAATATGATTACACTCTCCACATTGGGCATCAGCAATTGATCCCCAATACTCTGTGCCACACTCAGGGCAATACAATTCTCTAGACATCATCGTTCCTCCTTATTTGAACCCAACCTTGACCAGTTGAGACGTTAGTTGAAGCACCTTGCTCAAGAGACAAGATGGCTTTTGCTTCATCTGTACCCTCCATGTCGTTGTCGATAATGAAATCTTTCATTCCTCCAACAGCTACAAGTCTGCCATTTTCGTGTATTTCTACACCTCTTTGTTTGCCTTGATACATATCTATCTCCTATTGGCTGTTTGATATATTTATATAGTAATCATTACTACACAGGAAGTCAACACCTTTTTTACATTTATTACAGGTCTCAGGTATTTCATCATCTCCAAGCATCGAGCTATAAACATGACCACAATCTGTACAGGTGAATCTGCCGTCTTTTTCTTTTATCAACTTTGCCTCCTTGTTGAATACGAACAATTGTTCGGTTACAGGATAAAAAAGAAGCTGGGCTTCTAACCCAGCTTCAGCTCCTCCCTTCTTAAAATGGTACGATTATTACAACAGCACAAAGCACTGCCCAGAAAATAATAGTTTGAACTACTGCCAATGCTATTTCCCAACTATCCATTATCGTCTCCTTTTTTTATTTCATAATACTTATTAATTATGTGTTCGGCAAAATGATGAGTGATACCAGTTTTTTGTTTAATCTCTTCCCAACCAGCATCTACTTGAGTCAATGAAAGAACATATGTTCCAATCTCTTTCATAATTTTATCTTCATAATTAATCATTTTTATCTCCTTTGGCTGATTAACATAACTATATAGTAATCATTACATAATATAAGTCAATAACTTTTTTTTAATTTTTTTTTAATTTAGGTGTTGACATTAATTGTAATGATTGCTATATATATAAAAGTGATGGCAAGACAGTAATGGTTTACAGTATCCCATCACAACAACATGAGGTCGAAAGTTCGGGGTAGGGGGTTCACAGACCTAAAATAGCAACTCCCCCAGTTAATGTGAGAGCATGAAAAAAGAGTCGAGAATCCTTTCCATCTCGGCTCTTTTTTTTGCCTCCTGTATGAGTCCGAACAATTGTGAGTAGTCTGCTGGAGGCGACATTACCTATATAACCTGAACCAAGAAGCAGACAAAAAAAATCGAAGCCAGCCGAAGCTGACCCCGATTAATGCCCGATCCCGAACAATTTAGAAGTTTTGTATTATGAAGGGTGCTGTTTTGTGCATCTCCTCACCTTTCCACTTATCACCAACTTCTATTACTGTGGTATAATAATCCACACTGTCAGGCTCGCAACCATGAATAAAGTCCACGTCCTTCATATGTGAATAGTTTTCTTTCCACTCTTTCAAACTGCTATACTCTGTGAAGTCACAACAGATAGCTACAACGTCAAGCTCGAAAGTTCCTGAGTCGTTGCACTCTGCTACTTCCTCAAAGTATTCATAAAGGGCTTTAAGTCCGTCATATGAAAAATTGTTCTTGTATGTATCTGAACTTCTAAAAGCATCTATAAACTCATGCTCGTCTACTCTTTGTATAATCATTTTTCTCTCCATTGGCTGATTAATACATATAATATATAGTAATGATTGCATACTGTCAACAGTTAATATTAACTTTTATTAATTTTTTTTTACAGGAACTCTTGCTGCCAGAAGCGGGAATACTTCGAACAATTGTTCGGAGTCAGGGCTGGACGGCGCGCCAGACTCGCCTCTGCGTGAGTACGAACAATTGTGCGTATTCAGGTCTGGGCGGGAAGTTGCGCAGCCCGATTCAACCTGACCCGATCCGAACCAGAACCCGAACCCGTTGCTGGAAGCCAAATAGTAGCCCGATGGAAGCCCGATCCACCCCCGATCCGATCCCGATTAGCAGCGCAACTCCGAACAATTATACGCATTCCGATCCCGATCCCGATGCCGTCCAGTCCCGTTCTATAGAAATTGTTCGGTGTCCCTGTGCCAGACCGCAGCAAGTGCAGTCCCGATTATACCCATATTTAACTATTTTTGCCTATCTTCTTTGGGTGTATATGGGTGACGTTGGCTTTTTTCATCCGATCCTGTGCTTTTTGTTGCAGGTTCTGTAATTCAGCCAGTATTTCTTCTTTTGTCATGCTATCGACTTTCTCATGTAGTACATGAGCCTTGTTTACGAGCAATCCAGTAGCCTTTAAACGTAGTTCTTCAGCCCGAATAGCCTCACCAAACTTTCCTGACTCCCAAGCTTCGTTACGGATCTTTAGCAAATCTCGTACAGACTTATCTATCGTTACTCCAAACCGACTTCGATTCTCCTCCTGCATTTCTTGAAAT